GTACCCCCCTCCGTATCATCTGTTTGTATGCTTGTCTTTCTTTCTTTGTCAGGTTTGCGGGGTTAACTTTCGGTTCTGCCGCCGCTGCCTGGTTTTTTCCACTCATGGCACCCTCGCCGGGCCTTGCCCGCTGTGCCTGGATGGTCTGCCCAAGCTGTTGCCGCGTCCGGTCCATGCCGTAAGCCACGGCCTGCGTCCGCAATTCATCACCATGGATTGCGTCATATGCCTGCTTTACGCTCATGCCTACCGCCGGGCTGGTCCAATAGCGGAACTTTTCATTCTGCATTTCCGTTACCATGTCAAAGCCGGGATAAATCTTTTTCATTTCTTCACCCTGCTGGATAAGGTTCTGAATGTGCTCCCGGTCCTTTACGGCCTGCAAAGCCTGATCCTTTTGCGCATTTTCCGCCTCCAGCTGTTTCTGATATTTCAGTGCTTCAACGGTAATGCCTTTTTCCTCGGCCTCTTCCTCGTAACGGCTGTCATCATTCAGGATAATTTCTTTCAGATCCTCCAGGCTTTCTGTGCCTGCTTTCTGCATAAGCACTTCCAGCATTGGCTGCAGATTTTTCAGCTGCTCGCTGGCGTCTGACTGGTTCTTAAACCTGTCCTTTACCGCGCCGCCTACATCCTCGCCGTATAGATCATGGTATTCCTTCTTGATTTCATTCCACTTGGCCCGTCTGTCCTCCGCGCTTGGCTGTGCCTCCGCGGATGTCTGAGGCTGCTGTACCTGTGCCGCCGGCTGCTGGCCTTGCGCATAGACCTTTCGCATTTCCGGGTGCCTCTGTACCTGCCTCGTCAGCGCTGCAGCGACCCGCGCATCTGTCACCTGTGTACCGTCTGCCAGTGTATCGCCTACATGAAAGCCAGTATCACCGGTTCCTGTTTCAGCTGCTGCTCCTACATCTGCCACATTTGCCGTTGCCGCGGCGGCTCCTTCTTCGGCAAACAGTTGCAGATCCATAATGAGCTTTTCCATATGTTTTCTCCCTTCTGCCCGTCTGGTGGGCGATCCCTTAACTGTATTATTTCACTTTCTGTTGAATAATTGCAGGTACACGCCCTTTAGCTTGGCCTGCTGGCGTTTTGTACCGTTTCTCTTGCCCTGGTGACTATCGGATTCTCTTGTTTTTCAGCCGGCTTTTCCGCCGCATTGTCAGGCTGCTTGCCTGCTGCCAGCTGTCCTCCGCCGGTCACGGGCATGATCCCTCCGCCGCTCTGCATGCCTACATCCGCTGCCACGCCCTGCAATACCATGGCAAGCTGCTGCTGTATCGCCGGGTTGCCCTCGCTCAGCGCCAGCGCAATCTGTGCCACCTTTACCAGCACATCCCGCATGGTGCCCTGCTGCTCCAGCATTTCTGTAAGCTTTTCCTTGTCGCGGAAGTCAAGCAGCTTGATGAAGGATAGCGACTGGTCCACTATCTGCGGATTGAACACGCCCAGTCCCCACAGCTGTATGATAAGCTCGTTGTTTGCCATCTTCGTGTACACGGTCTCCCGCTGTGCGCGGATCTCAATATCAAACACCGGCAGGCGCATATCCGGTTCTTGTCCCGGCAGGTTGGGTATCTGCTGCACCTGCAAATTGCGGTTATCATACTGCACAAACTCTTCTCCGCCGTTTTCGTTGCCCATGATGCGGAACATCCGCGGCACATCATAGAACTGGCGGATACGCTCTATCACCATGTTTACAATCTTCCGCTGTGCGCGGTAACTGGCCTTGGTGCTGTCCTTGCTGCTGCGGCCTGCGTCCTCATGCAGCGCGGCTATCGCGCTCGCCGCCGTCACGCCGGCGGGCGTCCCGCCGTTCATTACATCCGTATTGCCGGTCACAAACTTGATTTGTTCAACCTGCTTGTCCAGCATGTTCAGCGCGCCTGCGCCAATGTCCTGGACCTCCACCGCCCGCAATGCGTCCTGGCCCAGATTGCCATTGGTATGGATCAGCGGCTTGTCCCAGCTCATAAATTCTTCTTCGTTTACGCTGCCATCCTTGCGGGTAAAATATCGCGGCCGGCTGCGCATGATTGCGTTTACCGTCATTGCGTCATCCAGCAGGTCCGCCTTGGTCTGTGCGCCAACGCCAATATCAATGTACCCGTAACCCGCCGGGCTGCCCTCCACCGGGAAAAGCGGATCAAGAACAAATGGATACTCGCCGTCATGGTAATATCCCTCCGCCAGATCCTGATTGCCTCGCTGCGCCTCTTCCTCGCTGGAATAAATGCAGTATTCTCCAACAAACTTACAGTAATGCAGTATCTTTTTGCTGCCCTGCCTCTTCTTGTAATACCAGTCCACCACAATGATTTTGTTGGCAAGATTCTGGTCATCGTCCGTCTTGTAATGGTCACTGAAAGCCTTTGCGCCCAGCGTCTTGCCCTCGATCTCCGGGAACTCTTCATACAGCTCGTCCTTGTCCACATAGGTGACAAAGAACAGGTTACGGCTTTCCTGTATATCGCTTATGCCCGGCTCCCAGTACAGGTTGAGCATGTTTACTTTGTTAATGGCAATATCACCCAGCCCGCCCAGCTTGTTGCTGTCCCAGCATATGCAATAGGCGCCTGTTCCTTCCCTCAGCTTCTGCCAGCTGCACTCTGAGTATGTTTCTTCAAAGTTGTTCATTTCCATGACCACGGGAATAATGCTGCTCAGGCGCTTTGCTTCGCTTTCATCGTCCTGCATCCGCGGAAGGATGACCGGCTCCGGGTAACTGTCCATGGCGTCCGCATGCTTGCCAACAATGGCGTTCCACAGCCACGCCGTTGCCTGCGGTTTATCCATCACGCTGCTTTTGCTGAACATGCGTTTGATAACATCCCAGTTATTGAGCTTCCACCACTCTTGACTGTTGATGATTCGCTTGTTCACGCTCTTTTTGCCGTTGCGGTACCGGATCAGTGTATTCATGGCGCTGTTCAGCCGCTCTTTTGTCATTATGCGGCCCTCCGCCCCTTCGCCCGGTACGCTCTGCCCGGCCATTTCCTGCAGGCTCTGCAAGCCCATACGCCGGCCCAGGTTGTATGCGTCCTGCATTTCCTCCGTTTCTCCATGCTGCATGCGCTCCAGGTCCTGCTCCTGCAGGTTGTTGTGTTGCAGCGGATACTTGACCTCGTTTCCTCCGCCCTGCATCATCGGCTGCTGGTTCTGCTGCGTCTGCATTTCCTCCGCCGCGCCCACCGGCCGTTGCTGCCGCATCCGATCCCTTATGCTGTCCAGAATTGCCACCTTACCGTACCTCCTTTAGCTCTATGTATCCCGGTTTCTGTTCTTGTATCGCTTTCAGGCCCATGATGATAACCTTGAAATAGTCCCTCACCGCCCGCCTGTAATGCTCTGTTTTCGGCTTTGCCTTTATCTCAATAATGCCAGGGAACATCACCCAGTCCAGCTGTATGTGCTTTTCCTCTTCTTCCTCCCTCAGCTGGTTCAGCAGCGCCTGCGTCAGCGCGCTTATGCCTGCGCATATCAGGTCCTCGCCTGCCGGCGCCGCGCCCGCATGTCCGCGTACCCTGATGTACATTTCATTCGTGTTGTAATAAACCTTCGTCATTTATCCTGCCCTCCCGTTAAACATGTTCAGCGGATCTATACCCAGCAGCGGGTTATACTTCGGTTCAGGTATCAACGGCGGGCATGTCCGCAACTGGCACATGTAGCGAATCTCGTCACAGCAATGATCTTCCAGCTCACTATCCAAATCCTCTACAATGTGCTTGTCATGCTCCATCAGCGGTATTGTGCGGATACTGTCCGCACAGTTACGGAATATCTGCAACCGCGGCCGGCCGTACTCGTTGAACTGTAACCGGTTCTTTACCTGTTCCCAGCCCGGTATCCGCCGGTTGTCACCCTTCTGGAAGTAAATTCCAAACTCAAACCCGGCCTCTGCTATGCTTGGTCCTCCGTCCTCTTTGAATATGGCCGGATCTGCAACGCCTGTTATCGTCTTTCTTGCCAGCCATGGATGCTCACGCTCTACCTGTGCAATGCGGCTAAATACTTTCTCCTTTGTCCAGCCAAGCCCTGTGTTCGGTACGCTTTCGCCTGCGCTTTTCTGTACGCCGTAAAGCTCCATGATTCTGTACAGCACCCCGTCCGGGCTTTCTGTCCACCAGCCACAGCTGAACGGCCTGAACGATCCCCAGTCAAAACTTCTGTACAGCGGCCAGCTGTTCGGCGGTTTGAAAGGATTGATAACATGCGTCCATAGCTGGTCATCGTAATGGTCTGGATCATTGACGAACTGGAAATACTGGCCGGTGTAGCTGTCCCAGCTACCGTTGAGCCACGCATCCCGCGTCTTTGGCGGAAGGTTTTTCAGAAAATTTACATACTCAGGCGCGTATTCCATCAGCACCTTGTTATCTGTCACC